TGCATACTCACCCGAATCGCCATTGGCAAAGGTGATTTCAAATTTGTACAATGTGCCGTACTGACCATTGTAAGTTCCGTTGGCAGTTACATTGGTTACTGCGCTTCTTTTTTGTTGTTCCATACTATTTTGTTTTTTAATTGGTAGTTTAGTTTTGTGAGAATCTCAAATTGTTTTTCCATTGAAAGGCCGTTTCGTTTGAATTGGAATTTCCATGTGGTAACTGTTGCGTAATTGGCGTGTAATAACTCCGCCAACTCTTTGTTGCTTTTGTTAAATACTTGTGTTAGTGCTTCGTGTGTTGTCATTTATGATGATTATTTGATGTGCTTGTCCAAGTGTGAACAACTGCCAATCCTCATGCCCTTCAAAGGTTATGGAATAAGTGCCGTTGTTTTGGTAATGCTTTTCAATGATGTTGATGTTCTTGTATGTTCTGCGTTGTAAAATGGTTTCAACCGCATCCAATTCAAAAAGGGTTCTAAAATAAAGTGTCATATAGTTCCCTCTATTGCCATACCAAAGTGAAATGCTTCGGAGTATGTCATTTGCCCTTCAATGGTTACTTCCCACAATATCATGTGGTCATCGTGCATGAGTTTGGCATCCACACTCCATGGCTTTCTGTATTGAATGATGTAATCCTTCATCTTATCCAATTGCTTTTGCGTAATCCAAAGTGTTTCTATCATTTTGCTTTGCCTTTGTACATTCTGCGTTGAACCAACATTTGAGTGAACTCATTGAATTCGGGGATGTATTCATCCTTTTCAAACTGGTATGGGGTTGCTTCTTGTGTGTTCTCAAAACGCTTGTTGTTGCGTTTGATGCAGTGCCATGAATAACCAATGGCAAATGCGATGGGTGTTCCGATGATTAAGTAAATGATATCCATGTTATTTGTCTTTTCAAAAATAGGTTAAAGTATTTGCAATTCCAAATTAAATGCGTTTTAATATAAAATCAAATGCATCGTGTAAAGTGACTGTGCGGTAAATTTCAGCCATGCGAAAGGCGTGTTCGTAGGTTGGTGCATACCATGTTTTGGTGTACAATTCCTTTCCGCTTTCTGTGCGATAAACACATTCGTAAATGTTGATGATTGCTTCCATAGTTGTAAGTGGGGGCATTAAGCCCCCGTTGAAATTCTGTATTCTGTTGGAACTTTCTTGGCACATTCGCTACCGATTGGCATTGTCCATGCGTCATCGTATTCGTTTGTGTCGTTTGCTGGGTACATATCGCCACCCCAAATGGTGTTGATAAAGAATTTAGGTTCTTTGATACCTTGACCGCAACAAGCGCAAGTACCATAAAATGATTCTTGATTGGCGTAGTACTTTTCTTGGTTTTTTGCGAACATCTTGCTCTCAATTCTTGGGATGCTGATGATGTTTTTTGGTTCGTTTGTCATTTCCATGATTCAAAAGAACAACAAATAATTTGCAATTCCAAATTACAAATAGAAAAAGATTAAAAAAAAGTGAGAATTAACCCACTTTCTTTGTGAATGGCCTTATTTTTTTGTGAGTGACTTCAACATTTCAATCAAACGGGGGCAAGGATACACATCCGCCTTGTCCGCACGAACTGAATTGTGAGTGAATACACCTGATTCGTTCTTCAATGCACGTTTGGTTACAACCCAAATATCCTCATTGTAGGTTAAATCAATGCCGTACTTTTCATTCCAAAGGATCAACAAGTCCTTAACGGATTGAATCTGTTCGTCTGTGTACTTATGCCACAACTTGTATCCTTTGTAGGCCGTTGACAATTCTGTAACTTGGTCTGCGGGTATTTCACCACCCACATAGTTGTAAAACTTTGTGCCTTTTTTGGTGATTGGACCCCAGTTACAAACTTCAATACCAATGGATGTTCTATCCAATGGCAGATAAGGGCAACCATGCCCCATGAAATGCTTTGTGCCTAACCCTAAATGGTACGCCCAATACTCACTTCCAAACCCTTGTACGATTGTGCCGTCTGTTGAGATGGCAACACAAGTTGCAACCTTGTTGGCTACCTTTTCCCAATAAGCAAAGGTTTGTTCACCGCTTCCGTTTCCCGCAGTGTGGTGTAAATACACCTGGGTCTTTTTAACCGCTTCGCGATTGTATGCCCTAAATGGTACTTGTTTAATTTTCATCTTGTTTCTTTGATGCGCCAAAATAGAATGATACTACCATAGTCACGATGGATGTTACCCCACCCGCAATGGTAAAATAAATGTCCTTTTGGTCACTTGGAAAGTCCCAAAAGATAATTGAAAATAAAATGGCATAACTCAATGCCAAAATTAGGATGGCTACAATGCCCGTTACATTTGCTTTGAATCTGTCCATTATCCTTGACCCACACTGGGCTTTTTTGATTTGTGTTTATTGATGTGCTTGGTATGTCTGCCCAACTTCTTCTTGGGTTTCACACGGAATGTAGTGGTATTACTTTTGGTTGCCATTACATTCCGTTTAATTTTAGCATATTGTTTAAACTCACAGTGTCCATGTCCGCAATGGCCGTGTCAACACCCATAAACATCATGGTCTTTGCATACTTTTCCGCCTTGGCTTGTGCCTTGGCAACATCCGCTTTTAACGCTTCTTTTTCTGCAACCTTTGATTCAACCATCTTTGCATTCATCGTTTGAGCCATTTTCGTGGCTTCTCCCGCACTTTGAATGTTTTTTGATACCTTGTTAAGCAACGCATCTATTTCGTCAATCTGTGGGCTTTGTTTAGCGTGGGCAATTGTGAACACATAACCAGTGATAAACAATGCACTAAATACGATTAAAAGGTTTTTCATAGTTTTTTCATTGTTTGCATGATGCGTATTTCGGTCATCGTTGCAGCCAAACACGAATCGGACTTTTTGAGGGCGTATGTGAGTTTGTCAATCTTCACATCCAATGCTTCTATCTTTTGGTTTGCCTTTTCAATCTGTTCTTTATAGCCCGAACGAAGGTCAAAGTAAAGATAAGAAACGGCCAAAAGCATACAAAAAGCAACGGCAGCAATTGGGTTTTTGCGAAATTGGTCAAACGACACGGGTAGGGCATTGGGTTTTTTAATTGCTGCCATGTCTTAATAAAACGATTAGATGGTTATTTGTTCCACATTCTCCGCACCATAAATGGCTACCAAGGCATCGTACACGGCATTCACCAACAATGATTCTGCGGGGATTGTTTCGTACGATACCACTGATAATTCAAGGTTTGAAAAAGTGGTGTTAAAATCTTCAATGCCTTGAATCGGGGCTTTACCTTCTGCCAATGCTTGAACACTTGCAAAAACAAAGGTTGCGATTTGGGCGGGGATGATTCCGTCTTTTTGACTTTTTACATCGGCGTAACCCTCGGCGATTACTACTACTGAACCCGATGGGATTGATAAACCGCTTGTTAGGTTTACGCTTGTATTGATTTGAATTGCTTTCATATTATTACAAAATTATGCTATTTTTAATGTCCCTGCATCGTTCCAAAGTTGACCGCTTACCAAACCCGCTGAACTTGTTGGCAAACCCCCAAAAATAATTTTACCCGCAGTTGTTTCAATTGCTCTGAAATCAGCCGCAGCCGTTAAAGTAGGGTTTATATACAAACCTCTTGTGATTCCGTTTGCTCCTCCTGTTTGGTTAATTGTTGGGGATGCGTTCAGTACATTTAAAACAGCCGTTCCGCTTGTTGGTGCAAAAGTGAATTGACCTAAAAATCCATTACGCTGGCCGCTTGTAACTACGGGTGCCGTTCCCGTAATGTTGTAAATACTTGCTGTTCCAAAATTAAATGGGGAACCTGCAGTAGCAAAATTTAACGCTTGCATTGGTCCTGACTGATTTGTAACTGTTCCTGAAAATGTCGTTATACCACCTGAACCAATATTTATAGTGGCATCATCTTTAACAGACATAAGCGTTGCCCCCGCACTATTCTGCACCAAAAACGATGTTGTGGCGGATGTTGAGCCACTGCCTTTGATGTGAGTTCGTGCTGATG